AGCATTTTCGTATTGCCCTTGGTAGTATTGTATCATATCTTGAGGACCTTTCAAGTATCCATATGTATTTACCAAACATCCATATAAAAGCAAGTCTTGATACTTATTAGACAAATAAGTCCCTATAGTAGAATAATTTACTGGAGTTGTTAATGTAATGCTTGGAGCTTCTTTATTATAAGCTAATGTTATAGCGTATGTTTGATTAGGAGTAGGAGCTACTACCCAAAATTCTTCATCCCAATTACCATAATATTTTGGAATATCTACAGCTGAAGTGTCGGGTGTAGAATAATATTCTGCCATAAAACTAGGATCTCTTTGTTCTAAAAAAAATTGATTACCTGCAGTATCTTTAAGTTGAACATAATTAATGGATCTTAAATCTTGTGGAATAGTTACATATCTATTTCCAACAATTAAAGTAGATGTTGCATAGTGAGCATTTTGATCTGTAGGAACAGCTCTTAAAATTTGATTTTCTGTATTTTTAATAATAGTTTCTAAAACAGAATCAGTTAAAACTGTATCGGATACTTCTGTGTATCCTCTAATATCTGTTCTTAAATTTGCTAAAGTATAAGCCATATTATATTCCTTCCAATGTTACAGGTCCTGCTGAACAATTTTGTCCTCCACCTTTTACACCACTTGTAGTAGCTGTATCAGCACTAGCAAAATAAAAATAACTAATAGGATTAGTTAAAGGATCTGATGTTGTAGCTCCAGTAATATTTCCTGATGAATCTATTTTACCTAGTGAAATTGTAAAACCAGTTGCAGAATCTATATCTGTTACTCCTACTATATCATTAATTGGAGCAAATGCTTGTAAATTTAATAAGTCAGCTTGGCCTGCACCTCCAGGTCCTGCACTTGTAACTTGTGCTGGTCCTCTTAATCTAACTTTACTTCCTGCTGCTCTTTGATGATCAAATGAATAAACATTGACATAAGTTGTTCCACTATAGTTAACAACTTCAAAAGGATTGTTGTTTAATAAAATTAATTGTGAAGTAGCTTCTTCTTCTACTCTTGGATTTTGCAGTGCTTGTGGATCATTACCAACTGGTTTAGGTTCAAGTTGTGGTTGTTTTGGTTCATACTCTGAGTAATGAACCAAAGATCCATTCCACTCTCTAACCATTTCTGTATAAGGAAATCTCATTCCTGATCTATCAGAAATTGCTAATGCTTGTTTACCTCTTGCAAAAACTCCCATTATGACAGCACTCCATCACCATAAAATGTTTGTGGGGAAATAAATGTAGATGTACCTTGATTGTCTGCATCTAAAGCTCTTAACATTTCACTTTCATAAATTCTTTCAAGATCTAAAGTTCTTTCCGGAGAAAATTTCATACTTAAATAATATGCAAGACCTGACATCATG